GAACGCGCGCCATGCCCGGCCGCGCCGGGCGCGTTCATTGCCGGCCGTCGTTCGTTCCACATATCGAATAACGCGCGTCGTGTCCCGTTCAATTTTTACGCTTTGTATTGTGTCCGTTCGGTAACGTATTTTTATCATGCCGCCCGAATTGCCCTCGACAATTAACGAACGCCTCGCCGTCGTATCCCGAAATAAAAACGGCCGTATAATTCCGGCCGTGTCGCATGGATAAAAAACGTATTCCGTTTCTCCGGGCAATTCAATAACGCGCTCTTGAAAAATTGTACGCGTTTCCAAGCGTTCCGTTTCGGCCGTTCTTTTCGCCCGGCAGGACACCGCCGCCAAAATGATAAAAACCAAAATTACCCGCGTCGCTATCATATACCGGCGTATTCCTTTTTGGCGTCAAATGAAGGGCAGGCTTTGGCAACGCCCGGAAAATCCCGATGTCCCTGAATTTTGGCCGACGGATATTTACGCCGCCATTCGTGTAATATTTGTAATAACGCCTCCTTTTGCCCTCCCGTCCTATTATCCACGGGATTTAAACGGCTATCAATTCCGCCAATGTAACTTACATGTAACGAATTTGCATTATATCCGGCAACGCCATTCGTCGGTAAATCGTCGTTTTGTAATGTAACTACCTCGCCATTTGGAATAACTATTTTATGATAACCGGGCGACTTCCATTTTAACCGATCGCGCCAATAACTTTTTATTCCCGCCACGCTTGCCGTTTGCGGCGTCGCCGTGCAATGAACGACAATATATTTAATTGCCCTCATTTTTTTTGTCCGTTTTCAATTGTCCACTAATATACAATTCCAAACGTTCGGCCATTTTTAAGCCGGAGAGGCCAACAATAAACGCCATTCCATACGACGCCTGCGAGGCCGTTATATGCAACATATCGAGTAATAATGGCGAGATATAATTGGCGCATAACGTCCCGGAGGCAATTGTAAATATTTGATGTCGCCACGATTCACGCCGGCGCGCCACTACAAGCGATCCGGAAAAGCCGGCCACAATCAAACCTATGTTAATTCCAATTTCGTTTAATATTTCTTTCATTTGGGCAACGATTATAAAGTAGGTATTTGGCATACATTCCGGCCGTACGGCATGATAAAATTAATAGTTCCCTGCCAACCGGCGACCCGGTCGTCGCGTCCCTCAACAAAACGCGTTAAATTGATCGTATTTGAAATGGCATACTCCACGTCCGGATTGTCCGTAAAATGCGCTACAACGTCCATAAAAATTAACAACATATCATTTAATACCTCGTCCTCCGTATCCTTCCACCTATTTATTAGCGCGCCCGAAACGGGCAACGCCGGGCGTTTTAAAGCGGAAACGTCCTCCGTTTTATTCATTGTCAAAATGTTTACTTGTAATGTATTCGTTCCCTGCCCTAATGTCGCGCCCTGAATGTCAACAAACAACAACGGAAATATAATGCGCTCACGTTCCGGCGTCCGTAAATTAATTACGTTATCCGTTCCAATGGAAAGCGGGTCGCCGAATCCAATTGAGTTAATTTGGCCATGCGACGCGGCAAACGATATAAACGCGTTTTTAATCGTTATCCAAGACATTATTTAAACGTTTATTTGTCAAATATTTATTTAATAATTTAAGATCCGTTTTTTTGTCCGTCGGCGTTTGTTTTTCCGCGTTTTGCCGTTCCAAATATTGTTTTAATAATTTCGTATTTTTTTTCATTCCGGCAAATTAAAAAATTGGCTTATATCTATTTTCCGGTAAATCCAATGGATCATAACGCGTCCGGCGTCCCAATGCCATTCCCGTATTATAATTCGTTCCGGCCGGTATAATTGTATCAATTTTTCCGCTTGGATTTTGATATAACGGAAACAACGCCTGATTTTCCTGCAAATATTTTGTTATGCGTTCGCAATACCACTCGGCGTCATTTTTCATTTTATCGGTTAACGCCTGAATTTCGTTTAATGTCAATGGCGTACTTTCTCCCGAATTACGGCGAAACATGTTTTTATTCATGTATTTAAACGCCAATACCGAGGGCAATTCGGCCTGTATCCATTGAATTAATGCCGGTTGTATTTTGTCCTCCATTAAAATTAAATTGTTTCCGGTAATTGTACCGGCAATGCGACGCGCCACCAAATCATTATACAAGTCCGATCCTAAAACCGGTTGTATATACATTTCCTGACATTTTATAATAGTCGGGCGTATTTGCGTATAACTTACATTTTCGTTAATAATTGAATTGTCAATTAATACTTGTTCCGATATGAATAATGCTTTTGTCGCCATAATTTAATTTTCGTTTAATTCGCCTAATTCCCGTAATTTATTTCGCGCCCATGCGAGGGCGGCCTTTCCGCCCCATAATAAATAACTAATATATCCGCAGTCCGTCGTTGAGTCGGCATTGTCGTAATACGTTTCCGCGCGCGATAAATACGAATACATGCGCTTTATTGTTTCCACGCTTACGCCCTCGCCGGCCGCCAATTGCCGGGCGCGTATTTTGCCCGTTTGCGTCGCGCACTTATTCCCATTTCGTTCGTTTAATTCAATGCCGCGGCGGGCGTTATTACGTACTCCGTCGCCATAATCGGCGTACGTTTCGGCATATTTGCCGGCGTCCTTTGTAAACGACGAAACGCGTTTAATAACGCCGTCTCGTTTAATAACTAATACTTGTGTCCATTGATGCCGGCAGGACGGCCTATGTTGGCCGTCCGGCAATGTAAGCCAACCGCCGCGACGTTCCCAAACGGAATAACCGACAATGGCCGAAATGGCGTTAATATCGTCCCGTGTATATAATTTCGTTTCGCTCAAATCCATCATTATTTGACAAAAACGCCGCGAACGTTCGTACCCGTCCTCACGGCTTAAATTCCGGTATTCACTCCGCCAATCATAACGATACATTACGAAGACCATTTCGCGTTCCTCATCCGTCGGCCGCGCCCGTTTGTCCACTTTTTCGCCCGCCGCCGTTCGTTTAATTGGATATTCGCCCTTATCAATTAAATACTGAATGCGCTCCCGAATTTTTTTTAATGAAACGTCCAATTCCCGCGCCATGTCGCGCGCCGTCGCCGTTTCGATTTCCCGCCTGTATGCGAGTATTTTTTCGTCGAGTTTAGCGTCCTGCGGCGTCGTTTGCGCCCCGTAATATTCGCGCCGGTATTCCACGTCGTCGGCGTCCGTTAACGCGCTAAAATTGCCCGTAAACGCGCGTTCATGAATGGCCTCAAATTCCTCGGCGTCCACTCCAAAGGCCATCCCGGCCGTTGCTAATAATTCGCCATTGTCCTCGTCGTCCACGGCCGAAAATGTTTGTTCGTCAATTCCCAAAATGGCGTTTATTTCTTCGTCATTCATGCCGTAACCCGCCCGGATTATTGTACGCGCCTGCGCGGCGTTTATTTTGCCCTGTGCATAATGCCGGACAATACGCATTAAATTTTGATATTGCCGCCCGGATAAGCCGGTAATGGCGTTGTTTATAACGCCCGCCGTAATTGTCGTTTCGTTCGGCAACGCGTCGCCGTTATCCTTCGGCGGCAAGGCCGCCAATGCCCGTATTTCGTCCGGCGTCATGGCCTCGAGTACCTTTGTTGCGACTAATGGCGACAAGGTATTTACTGCGTTCGTAACGTCCGTTGTTGATGTTGTCTCCGACGTTGTTAATGGCGGCAGGCCGGCGCGCTCGCGCATTTCGTCCGGCGTCGAAATTTGTAATAATGTCGTTTCCGTAATTTGTTGAGCAATTGGCGCAAATGCCTCCAAATGAATTTTACCAACATCATTAAACGACGCCAAATAATTAAAACAAATTTCAATTAATTGTACGCGATTTGCGATATACGTATTTTTAAACAATTCGTACGCGTCGAGCATTTCGGTTCTATTTCCCAATGCGCCCTCCGTACGAACGCCGAATATTGATGGCGAAACGACATTATGCGCGACAAATATTTCTTGTTGAATTTGCTCGTTTAATGTCTCAAATTGTTTGTCCAAATCCGACGGCGTTAATGCGCTTATTGTCGGCGCGTTTTCCTTCGAATTTGAAAACGACAAAACAAAACGCCCGGCATTTTGCGCGCCGCTAAATTTATTTTTTAATTGGCGTTCAATTTCCTCTTTTTCCTCCTCCGTCGGTATTCCGTCATTAAAATTTATCATCATTCCACCCCAAAATTGATTGCGAATATTATTTATATGGAATTTCGCTATTTCGGCGTCGCATTCAATGTACGGAATGGCCGCCATATAATTCGGCAATGGATATATTTTAGTTCCGGGCGAATAATTTTTATGATAATATAATTGTTTGCCTCGGCGTTTTTTCGTGTTAAATGCCGGCATTTTTTCAATTGCGCCCGCCACGTTTGTCGCCCGTATCATTTTATCATTATACCAATCGGCAACGTAATAAAATTCGCCATCCACGCTCACGCGTACACGTTCAAACGGGACATGTTCCATATGAGCAATTTTTCCGGCTCTATTCCATGTAACGGCAATGGCAAAGCCGTTATATATTTCGTTATCCAAAATAATTTTTTCCGTCAATTCGTTTATATCGTCGGGCGCGCTTGCATTCAAAAAAAACTGCTCGGCCTTTGCCCGTTCGTATAATGTCGCGCCCGTTTGCCATGTCCACCCGCCGCCGTATATGTATTGCGCCTTTGCATTAATTATGGCGGCATGTTTCGCCGACTTTTTATACAAGTCCAATAATAAATACGGATATTCATTTTGCGCGCCGTATAAATATATATTGCCCTGTTTTTGTTCGGTAATTACGGCATATTCGTAAACCGGTTGCGGCGCAACGGCAAACATTAATTTTGATTTATTAACGCTCATTATTGTACGTATGTTATTGTTTCCGTTCCCTCATATATGGCCGCCTCCGTCGTTTGTACGTAAGCCAAGCCGGTTTCAACAACGCCGGCATAATCCGTATTTCCGGCGTTGCGTTGGTATGCAATGTACTCGTATTGTCCCGGGTTTAAATTCCCGATTACAATGGAAAATTTATTATAACGCAATGGATATAAACTCGTGTCCGACGCGTAATTAATTGTAATTGTCGTTTCGACGTTTGTGGCAATATTTTTTAAAACGAGCCAATATTGCCCGGTCGTATTTACGCTCCGTTCGCGCCATGTAACGTAAATTACGTTCGTCGTGTTTGGTATTAAATACATTCGGCCGGTTCTTTTATACAAATATCATTTTTTACGCTTTTATACAATTCATGCCGGCGTTGTGTCGTTTCGTCGATATTGAATTTCGCCTTTATTTTGTCCTGTAATTTTATGGCCATTTTGGCCGCCAATTGCGGTTTATTAATTAATTCTTTCATGTATTTGTGCCAATCCAACGGGCGCGATTCGGAAATTAAAAAGCCGTCGACGCCATGCTCAATATTATCGGCGTAAATTGGAATATCGGAGGCAATTATTGTTTTTCCCATCCATGCGGCCTCAATTACTTTTAATTCGCTTTTGTACGTATTAAATAACGTGTTTTTCAACGGCGCGAGCGAAACGTCAACGTAATTATATCCACTCATGTACGAGTAACAATCCGTTGAGGCAATACGACAATAATTGTCGTTATGGCCGGCGCATGAAAATATTTGTTCGTATTGATGCCCAATGGCATTATTCGGATGATAACCGGCCAAATACAATTTATATTTATTATTTAATTTTTTGTCAAATGCCAACTCCGCCATACTCCGTTCCGTTGTTTTTACGTCCTCCAAATGTTGTCCCGCGCCGAAATATCCGAATCGCATATAATCCGAAAATGTAGGCGACGGAATAAACTGCTCGTATAATTCATATGGAATATTCGGCAATATTGTAACGTTTTTATTATACGGCAAAATTGCCTCCCGTAAATATTTTGTACTGCAAATAATGGCGTCGGCACATTCCAAATGTTTAATTATTGTCGCCGTCATTCCCTTTTTTTCATATTCCTCATAAAACGCATGTCCCGGCTCTAATGCCCAATAATCGTCCATGTCCAAGATAATTTTTGCGCCGTATTGCCGTAATATTTCGGCCACTTTTTCCACGGCCGGCTCAATTGCCGCCCATGTCCGGTTTACAATAAATATATCAATTATACTTAATTCCTCATGCGTTAATTGATCTATTTTTTCGACCGAAAAAAAGGAAACTTCTTGCCCGTATTTTTTATAATAATACGCGTGAGGCATTTCCAAACGATAAAGCGAAACGCCGGTCGCGGGCGAATTATAATATAAACAAATATTCATTTTATAATTTTGAATTTATGCACAAATAAAGTAAAAAAAAACGCCCGGATAACCGGGCGTTCCACGAAACAAAACAAACTTAAACACTTTGCAAATATAACGTATTTTATTAACCGCCGGATATTTGCGCCGACGCGAATGGAATACTGCCCGTCCATTCAAACATAGGCTCTTCCTCCATGCCCGAAAACGTTAAATCATAGCCATTACGCGCGCCCATATCCGCGCCCGAGCCATTCGTTCCGGCCGTTAATTCTAATTGATTATTCGCGCCCAAAAACCAATTTACGCCGTTGCGGTCGGTAACGATAGCATATAAACGCGATTGCGCCAATAATTTTAATTCGTTGCGAACCAACGTTTTTAAACGATTTATAATTAATTGCAATGTAACGGCGTAATAAATTGTCCCGTTTTCCTGCGATCCCGTCGGCGTTTCCGTAAATTGACTGCCCGATTTTGTTAAGTCGTATTTATACCAACCGGAAACGAGCGCGCCGGAAAACGAAACGCCCGTTACAATTCCGGACGAACGATTACCGCCACTAAATCCAATACCGGTAATTGTCGACGCCTCGGCAAAATAAATATTTTTAATGCCGCCAATGCTTTCGCGGCATCCCAACCTATAACCACTCGTTAACGCGCATGGCATAATTTATATTTTTTATGTTAAAATTCAAATTTAATTATTATCGTACTTTCGGACGTACGGCCGTATTACCCAACACAACAACAATATTCGCCGGATATGCATACTGAACGCCGAATTTAAACGCCGCCTGAAAACGTATATCGTCTGCGTCATATGATGCCCAAATACGGAACGTGTCCTCGTCGCTCAATAAATCCGTTCCGTAAAACAATTCCGACAAAGACGCCACAAAAATTCTCTGCGTTCCATTCAATCCGTTTACGGCTACAACGCGCATATTCGTTCCGGGATAATACAACTCGCCCACGGGCGCGAGGCCATTTTGGCCGGCCAAGTCGCCCTGCCCGGAGTGTAAATTCGTGTAACCGCTTTGTTTAATTAATTCCGCACAAAGAATACGGAACGTATCCCAACCGCAAAACGCCGTAATATCGTCGCGTTGCAAAATGGCCGCCGGAACGGCCTGATATGCAACGTCAAAACCGGATACAATATTTGTCGAAACGTTTAATACGCCGCCAATCGTAATTTCCGTCGTACCTGCGGCCGCGCTTTCGGCATACAACAAAAGTCCGGAGCATTTTGTTAACGACGCGTCGGCCGATGTCGCCGAGCCGCCAACGATCCACGTTCCGGAAATTGCGCTCGCGCCAATTCCCTGCCAAATGGCCATTTCAATTTGCGATGCGATACGCTTGGCTTTTTGCTCGGTAAATTCCTGTTCAAATGGAACGCCCTCATAATTCGAACCGGCCGCCAATTGTGTCGCCGTCCATTTGTTTTCCAACGTACGCGGGCATAATGTTTCCTGAACTTTTACCGACCCCACAACAATCGTACGTTGCGAGAATGTCGTTGTTCCGGACGCCGTAAAACCGCAGGCCGTTCCCGA